AGCAGCGGTGCAGGCGGCAGCGTGGGGGGCTCCCGTGGCGGCGCCCTGCAGCGGATGGTGACCACGATCCGGGTCCGGGAGTGTGTGGCCTACGAAATCGTGCCGAAGCAGCAGGAGCTGCCGAAGGTGAAGCCGCAGCCCAAGCGTAAGCCGGCTCCCAAGGCCAAGCCGGCATGCGATGTGTGCTCGCGGCCGCAAGTGAACCTGACGGTCAACGTGCAGAAGTAATCAGCCAGCCCGGGTCTTGCGGCCCGGCCCCCACCGCCTCAAGGAGCTTTACCATGGAGTACGGATGCCATGTGGTCCACTACGCATCACCGACCATCGACCTCTACATCTGCGAGCCAGCCGGATCGGAGCCAGTGGCTCATCACGAGCGCCTCGGTGAGGTCTTCTACGACGGAACGGAGGCCATGTGCAGGGACTTCCTTGATGACCTCCACGACGAGATCGGCGGAGACCGGATCTCCAGCTGCGGCAGGGAATCACTGGTGGTGACGTGCGGCTGGGGCTTCGAGCCGCCTCGCCGAGACGGCATGACCTATCACTCGTCGGCCGAATTTGACACGCGGGCCCGGTCTTGACACAATGTCCACATGCCTCGGGAATACCTCCTGGGGCCAACAAGGAATCAGGATCATGTTCACCATCATTGCCTCCCAAGACCGGCCCGCACAATGCGCCGAAGCCCTCGAAATCCTGGCCAAAGCCACCCTCCTGGAAGCTCGCGAATTCCCAAGCGGTGCTGTCATCGCACGCTTCGCAACCGAGCACGGTGCCTACGCTTGCACAGTTGAGAGTTTGGGCAACCTCAAGCTCTGGCTGAGCGACTCGTACTCAGCCATCGTCGAAAAGTACGACTTCCTCACCCAATCGAACCTCTACACGGAGTAGCCCAACCATGTACACCATCATCACTTTTCCGGCTGATGCCGGCTACGCCAAGAAACTGGCCATCATCGAGGCCCACACAGTCGGGTGCAAGCCTCTGGGGAACCATGACACCCTGACCGGCGCCCGACTGCTGTTCGCCGTGTCGAGTAACGGGCACTACCTGATCTACGTCCACGGCAGCGGCTACCACAGGCTGTCCGTGACCGATGACAAGTACGAGGCTGTTCGGCTGCTGGAGCTGCTGAAGGAAGTCCACGGCATCGCGTCCGAAGCTATCGGATGATTCCATTCACCGCGTGAATATCAGAGCCCGGCCTTGTGCCGGGTTTCTTTTTGCCGTTCGTCGGGTCGATTTGACGCACCACCGGCCGGCCTGTAGCATCACCCCTGTGCCTGGCGATTGGCGCCAGGACTGACACCAAGGAGCGTCACCATGATCTACGAGAACACCCCCGCCCAGTGCCTGCTGGACATCCTGAATGCATACGACCTGCGCGGCAAGAGCCGTTCAGACGCCGGGCAGATGCTGATCGAAGCCGCTGTAGGCCACGTGTCTGTCTTCACGGCCAAGGGCCGAGTCTTTGCGGCCACACGTGGCAGGAACGGCAACCTGGTGGTCTCTGTGGAGGCCATCTACCCGAAGGGACGGGAGCAAGCCAAGGCCCTTGCCGTGGCCTCCCTGGCCATGCGTGGCCGCGCACAAGGGAGTCGGTCATGATCACTTATGCCGATGCTTCCGGCCCGGTCACGGGCGAGCCCGGAGACCCTGATTTTGGCCGCGCCAGGGTGTGCATGTACCACGATTCGGCCACGGGCAGCCTGATGTACCGGGTCGAGAAGGAGGCCTCCGATGTCGAGCCGGAGGCCCACCAGATCGCCGTTCATGTGTCTCCCGCCTACTGCAAGCGGCTGCTGGCCTACATCCAGTCACAGGGGGGTGGCGAGCTTGGCGCCAAGGGCTACATGCTCCTCATCCGCGGGGCAACGCTGGCCTCTGATAGTGCCTCACACACCCTGGTGGCAGAGGTCCGGGCAGGCTTCCCTGACCCACTGCGACCGACCCGGCACAACCCCGATGGTAGTCCGGACTGGTCCGGCCAGGCACGCCCAGCGGATGCAATCACACCGCCCGAGGGGGCAATCACGCCACCCGGGGAGGGGGCGGATTCGACCGGAGAGCTACCCTTCTGACGGAGAGTTATCCACAGGTTATCCACAGGCTTTTGACCCGCTTCGGCGGGTCTTTTTTTTGCCTATTTCTTGTGCAAACATATCCTTAAGTCATGCCATCTTATGTATCCTTAAGTGATGATGACACATTAGGTGGTCGTGTGACTTAAGAATTTGTGATCCTTAAGTCATTAGTTCTAGATTGGCTTGTAGAGCCAATCTTGACTTAAGGATAGGTCTGATTTCGTGGATTGAATGTATGGTTTGTACCCATTTTTATATAGTCCCTATACAGAAATCCGAACTATCCTTAAGTCACTCGCCATTCCACATGGTGAAATGCTTGACCGCCGGTGCACGGGGTGTCATGATCGCCCGGTCATCAACAAGGAGGCTCTCGAATGCCCGACAATCATCAGCAAGAAACTCGTCTGCGTGACTACCTCGCGCTCGCCCCCGAAGAGCCCGTTGCTCGTTACACACAAGGGGGCAGTGTGCGCGTCATCCGCTCAAGCAAACTGCCGGCGGGGTACGTGTGCCTGCTTCTTTCTCTCGACCCGGCCACGCTTCGCTCGTGGTCGAGCCGGACGCTCCTTGTGTCCGAGGACAAGGCCACTCCGAAGGTGCCGCCAGAAGACCGTGCGAGTGATGGCGCACACCTGCAAGTAATCCGCAGGATCGTCCATGCATGGCTCCGTGCGTCGGACGCCCCAAAGTCGGAGCGCACGGAACTAGCCACCCAGCGTGTGATCGGATACATGCGTGCAGCAGAATTCGCAACTGGCGACAGGAATGGCTGGCTCATGCCCGTGGCTATGGGCAAGGGGTACGTGACCATCAGCCATCCGCCGCACTCGCCAGCGGCCTTTCTGGAAGCGCTACAGGGGCGGCACGGGCATGACACTCCCGCGAGTGCCAACGATTGGCGATCACGCCGCCGTGGCGTGCCACAGAAGCATGGAAAGCATTCGCCTCGGGCGGACGTGTACTGGGTCCTTGAGACCAATCGCGGACACGTGCTGCATATCAAGTCCGGAGGGGCTGTGAGCGACACCATCAGACGAGAAGGCTCGCCGCCATTGCCTGCCGGCTGGAGTCTCCGCAGGGACGTGATCGTCAGTCCTGGCATGCGAGGCTCTGTGCTTGACAGGTTCCGCAAGATCAGGGTCGAGCTGGACAATGACCCCAGCGTCTCATTCGAGGACAAGCAAAAGATCAGGTTGATCGAGGAGTACATTCGCAACGCCCGGAAGTCGCCCGACAGACGGTCTTGACACCCCCTCCCTGATCACCCATCATTCAACCCACAGCGCCCCTGGAATGGTTCCCGGGGAGCTCAATCACATAGGAGCAACCCATGATCCTCATAGGTATCGCAGGCCCCGCACAGTCGGGCAAATCCACCCTGGCGGGCGAGTTCCGCCGCCTCGTCGAATTCCGTGGCCAGAAGTACGCCGAGCAACCCTTTGCCGGGCCGCTGAAGCGCATGCTGGCCTCCATTGGGGTGGATGTATCGGACCTGTCCAAAAACGCCCCTGTGGCCTTTCTGGGCGGTCGTATCACCCCTCGCGTCATGATGCAGACCCTGGGCACGGAGTGGGGCCGGTCACTGCTGCCTGACCTGTGGCTGCGTGTGTGGGAGCATGAGCTTGACGATTCCGCCCACGCCGTGTGCGTGCCAGACGTACGGTTCGACAACGAGGCGGAGCTGATTCGCTCGCTGGGCGGAATAATCGTCCACATCGTCCGCAAACCGACCGCCGATATGCTCGCGGTACCCGCTCATGCATCTGAGGCTGGCATCACCCGCGTGAAAGGGGATATCATCTTCCGCAACGATCGGGGCATCGAGAAGATGGCCCAGCTCGCAGCCTCAATCCTGGACAACACCAAGTGAAACAGAAGAAACCCCACGACGCACCTCGCGTCATCGCCCTCGACATCGAGACCGCCCCATGCGTCGCCTATGTCTGGCGCACTGGCAAGCAGGTGATCAGCATCGACCACATCCAGCAGGAATCCACCCTGATCTCGTTCTCCTGGTCTGAATGGGAGTTCGGCAAGGTCAAGAAGGCCAAGTACCTGTCCACCTTCGAGCAGGCCAATCAGCGAGATGACAAGCAGCTGGTCACGAAGCTGCACGAGATCCTGTCCGGGGCCACCCACGTGGTGGCCCACAACGGTGCCCGCTTCGACTGGCCGATGATCAACGGGGCCTTCTACCGTTGCGGCCTTGCCCCGTTGCCCAAGCCCAAGATCCTGGACACGATGCTGATGGCCCGCCAGGTTGGCGGCCAGGCCTCCTATAAACTGGCGTGGCTGACCAGGGAACAGAAGAACTCCAAGCGGTCACACAGTCGTTTCCCTGGGCTTCAGCTCTGGATCGAGTGGCTGAACCGCAACCCGGCTGCCGAGCGCGAGATGCGGTTGTACAACAACATGGACGTCGAGGCCATGTGCGAGCTGCTCAACAAGGTCCTGCCATGGGGCCGTGGCCCGCAGTTCGCTGGCCTTGTGCCGCAGTCCGAAGGCCGGGAAGAAGAGACCCACCGCTGCCCGCGCTGCGGCTCGGCCAACGTCGTGCCTCGCGGCTTCACGACCACAGTGGCTGGCCGCTACCAGCGGTACCGCTGCTCTGACTGCGGCGGATGGTCCCAGTCACGGTTCCTGGTCCGCGAGAAGCGGAAGCACCTGCTGAAAACCATTTGACCACCCGACGAACGGTCGTTTACATGCACAGGTGGGGTGGCTCATAATGCACCCCATCGACACACCCAAACACGGAGTTCAATCATGGATCGTCAAGTTGCCCGCGGCCACGCCGCCCAAGCCCTCTGCGCCATTATCGATAACGACGGCACCCTGTTCACCCAGGATTTCCGTGGCCGCAAAACCCCCGTTGCCAAGTTCACCCGCAACGGCAACCCGATCAACCCCCTGACCTGCGACACGGCCACCCAGGCACAAGCCGTCCTCAAGGCTCACCGCCACCTGGGCATCGTGATGCCGGTCTTCTTCGAGGCCGAGATGGCCAACATCTGAAACTGGAGCAACACACCATGTACGAGAAACTCGTCCCGGACGCCAAGTGCGATCAAACTGACCTGAACCACTACCTGTTATCCTCTGCTGAGACCGTCACGATCCAGCCTGGCCAGATCCAGACCGTGCACACCGGGCTCCGCTTCCATATCCCGCTGCTGCTGTCGCTGGCCAAGGGGCGCAGCCACCTGGACATGTGCGTGCTGCTGACCACGGCGCTGGTCGACGGCCACGAGACCAGTGTTGTCATCCTGAACCGCGGCACCGACCCCGTCACGATCAAGGTCGGTGACTGGCTGCTTCACGCCGTCGAGTCAATGCTCCACGATCCAGAGTATTGACGCGGTAACCGCCTCGACAGTAGAATTCAAACTGAGCGCCCGGGAGTTCCCCGGGCACCATCCACAAGGAATCGCCATGGAACTGATTCACTACACCAACAACGGCCAGCAGTATCTGGACGTCAAACAGCCGCGCCGCTACGACGAGATTCTCGGCAGAGTTACCCTGATCAGTGGTATGGAACAAGCCATGCCGTGGTCGGTCATTCGAGCTGTGCGTAACGGCAAGCTACCCATTGGACAGGTGGCATCCGTCATGCACGCGGTCATGGAACGGTCTTCCATCGCCGCCGAGGCGCTGGCCCGCGCTGTTGCCGAGTCGCAAGGCTACACGGGGGACTACCCGGAGTTCCAGGGCCCGCGTGACTGGCTGTCCGAGGCCGCGGACGTCGTCTCACCCGAGTTCCTGTCCGCCAGGTCGTGGACGCTTGGAGAGGAGGTCGTTTCGTGCAATTGGTGGGCCGACAAACCCGACACGATCAGCCTGATGTCGCCACCAGAAGTCGCCGCAGCCGTTCTGAAGAGCGTGGACGAAACGGCCGCTGGGCGGCTGGCCATGTTGATCGACATTCATCGTGACGAGCCCGAGTTCGCCCGTCATGTGGCCGCCTGCATGGCCCGTGACTGGCAGGCTCTGCTGGACCGTGCACACACGGAGGGGTATGCACCCGATGCACTTGCTCTTGCCGATACACACGGTTTTCTGCCTGGCGTGTACACGTTCGGTCTGAATCTGGCCCAGGCTTACCAGCACGACTTCGCTTGCTGGGCTGCAACACACCCCGGCGTCAGTGTCAGGTTTGCCGATGTGGGAGCCAATCTCTACAATGGGTATCCTCTGACCGACACTGCCGAAGCGCTTGTTGCTGCGTACGACGATTGGCTCGACCATTGACTTCACGTCGCCATCGGCAGTAGCATTTCCTGTACAGCCAGGTCTACATCGATGCGCAAGGCGGACTCTCCTGGCTCAAGCGCATCGATGGAACGCAGTGTCGCACCAAGTTTCAAGGCAGCAATTTCCAAGTTTTCATCACAAAGGAGTAACAATCATGGATGCCACTTTTGTGCCCGAGCTCCGTTTACAAAAAGAGAGGATGAGTGCTCGCAGTCAGTGCATCATTGAGCGCTCAATGCTGAAGGCGCGCGTATGGAACTCTCTGGCCAAAATCAAGGAGCTTGGGCTCCGTGAAGCCGCCTACAACGAACTGTCGATCGAGGCGGAACGTGCCACCTTCCATGACCGCTGGTTTCAGGTTGGGACGTACATCGTCGGTGTGCTTGACGACGAATTCATGCCAACCATTGCCGTCTACGAGATTCTGCCTCACCAGCAGAACCTGATCGGCATCGACGCCCTTACTCAACGAGCTGGCGAGATCGGCGCCGAGGGCGGGTTTGTCTATCACGAGCCCCTTGGCAACGCGTTGTGCCGCGCTCGCTTTCACGACGGCGAATTCATTGTCAACATCACGAGGGCATGAATCATGCTCCGAATCATCATCGTCTACACCGTCATCATCATCGCAGCCGCCCTGCACGCACACGCTGTGCATGCCACCGAGGCTGCCTACCGGGGCGCCGTTGCTGCCAACTGGTGCAACTACCTGGGGCCGGACTGCAAGCCCTACGGGCTCTCCCAGAGGGGCTACATCGTGTTTCGGTACCTCACGGCGCCCGAGAGCATGTCCGCAAACCAGAGGAGTCTTGCATCCCGCGAGCTGGGCCCTGTAGAGGATTCCGTAGCCACTGGCGACCGCGAGGCCTGCATACAGGGGCGTGACATTGCCAAGGCCATGCGTGGCTCTCCGTCGCCCGACATGAAGCGCCGAGGTCGCGAGCTGTTCGACCTTGTCGGCAAGAAGTGCGATTGACTGACGGGGCGTCAAACGAAGAAGGGGGCCTTTCGGCCCCTTTTTTCATTTCTGGACCTGCTGCACGTAGACCCAGCACGCGTCTGCCCAGGCTTTCAGTTCGTCGGCTCGATCGGCCTCGGACCGAAGAAATGCTCCAGCCTCATCCGAAAGTCTCCAGCCGGAGGCGCCTCCTGGAGCACTGACGGCGTGACCGGTGCCGGAGGTGTTACGGTCGCGCAGCTCGCCAGTGTACTTGCCAGCATCAGTACGCAGCCTACGGAGCTCGGCCCGGTACTTCCGGTCGATCGACTGTGCTCGCTTGAGGCCTTCACGCTCGGCCTTGGCGATCTGCTCCAGTGCCCGCACATGCTGAGCCTCACTCTTCGCCTCGTGCCACTGGTGCAGCACCCACATCCCGACCAGCGCCGCGGCGGCGTGTGTCAGCATCCACGCGGGCAGGCGCCTGACGAATGACGCGAGCCACGATGATGCCCAGACCAACCCATTTGGCGTAATCATCCCCCAGGTACTCCTTGATCTCGGGCAGGTAGTCGCCCGCCACTTCCAGTGCCACCAGCACAGCGGCGGCTTGCACACTGAACAGCCGCCACGCTTGTTTCCAATTGTCAATCAGTCTCATCGCTCAATCTCAAAGTGCGGTCCATCGAAGAACTTGGCGGCCAGGAACGGGTAGTCACTGCACTTCGGTCCACTGATCCATCGCCAGGAACCGCCCCAGCGCACCGGCAGCCCGAACTCAAGGGCCACCTGTGCGAAGGTACGAGCCAGCTCCGTGTAAGCCTTCGGGCTCCAGTCCGGCTTGCCACCCGGGGCTACCACGAGGTCGACGGCATGGCCAGTCAAGTGCTTGCTGTCCAGGGTCCGGGACTTGCCGGCGGCCACCAGTTCCTTCTGCCTGGCAGCAGTCCGCAGGCCTTCTGACACATGGCACTCGACTGGATGGCGCTTGATGACCTGCAAGGTGACGGCGGCCAGGACTGTGTCTACGCCCTTCAGCCGCTCCAGATCACGGGCATTCGGCTCAGCCACGGCGATTCTCCATCCGGTCCTCAAGGCGCGACAGCTGGCCCGTCTGCTGACGCATCATGGCGATGACCTGCCCCATCTGGGCAGACAGGCGCTCGATCTCACTGCGACTGACCGTCTCTTTCTGGGCCTCAACCCGGGCTTGCATGACGCGGCGCTCGAGGTCGGACAACTGGTCGGACTGCTTGGTGATGCGGGCCTGGATCGCTGCCACCCATGCGAGTGCGATGGGGGTGATGATCGTGGCCAGGCGCTGAAAATCGTTGAGGTCCATTGCTGAAACCTGTTGCAGAAATGAAACGGGCCGGATATCCCGGCCCGATTGATTCTAGCACACCGTGTCCGTCAGGCCGGGGTGCCAACAGCCATCCACAGCCCTGCCGTGGGCTGATGGAAGAGTGTGAACCCCACAATCTTTCCGTTCTCGTTGATCAATTCGAACCGCGGGTAGTTCACATCGCCATAGAGACTGAACAGGATCAGCGGATTCTCGGCCATCGGCACAGGGAATCGGTGCGTCCGCGGACCGATGCCAATACCAGCTTGGTTCATTGCGCCAACCTGAATCCCGGGATTGAAAGCGAAGACATTCCCGATCGCCTTGTATCGCTGCTTCAGTTGAGGGTCGACCGTCGAGCTTTTCCATGACTCGAGTGTCTGTACGCGCCCGTCCGTGTTCTGAGCGAGCCGCAGCGTCGCATTGTTCGCCGTGACCGCCGAGTTGGCCGTGTTCTGGGCGTTCGTGATCCGCGAATCCGTCAGTCTTGCGATCTCCGACAGGGTGGCGTCCCGGGTCATCAGGTGGTTGGAAGTCTGATCGGCCGTTGTTCTGCGAGTTCCCGTGGACCTCACTCCATTGTCAAGCAGGCTGTCGATCAGTGCGTCTTGCGATGCCCGGACCAACCCGCCACCTGTTCTGCGGGCTAGCACATCGGTCACGCCGGTGCCGGACTCGATGCGCGTCAGTTGATCGACCGTCTTTCCGTTTTGCGTGGCATTGGCGCGACGCAGCAGCTCGCGCAACTGATTCTCTTCGGTGGTGGTCAGTGCCATTTTACGGGCGCTCCGTCATGGGTTGAATGGTGACGTACTTCGACGCGCTGCCGCACGTCACGTTGACGTTGATGGTGATGACGCTGCCGGTCACGGTCACGCCATTGATGGGCGTCACGGCGCTGCCAATCACGTAGTTCGGCACGGCGACCAGCTTCCGGTTCGACAGGCTGCCATCGTCAGCAAAGCCCCGGACTTCGAAGGCCCTGATGATCTGCTGGCCGTCCACGCGGTAGCGAAACAGATTCGGAATGTCGATGACGCCGGACGACGGCTTCTCGACGAAGAATGGCGCGGCCACGGTAAGTTGCGAGAACAGCCAGTTAAACCACTCGGCCGTCACGGGTGAGCCGATACGACCAGGGCGAGCGCCCATGAACCCGTAGGCCATGATGGAGCGCGGCGGCTCCCTGTGGTTGTTATATTGACTGTCCGCTGGTTTCGATGACTCGTCAGTAGGTGCAAAGTGCTTCATCAGCGCCTCGTTTCAGATTCGGTCAGCCACTGGATCGAGGTAAAACCGCGTGACAGCGGCTCTTCCCACGTCAGGGGCTCTGTGAGCAGGATTGTACCATCGGAATCCGTCAGCAGTCCACCGCCGCCATCGGTCAGTAGGCCGCTCAGTGCGGGTACCAGCGAGGCGAAGCCAGACAGCATTTCTCCGTCATAAGTTCCGTCGTTCTGCCTGTATCCTTTCCACTTCATCATCCCATTGGGCAATTCTATGCGAACCGCCATGAACTCGCTGTTGTAGATGTACGCGCCGCCCATAAACCCGTCATTGGCGACCGTCACCTGTCCACCCAGCACACCGATGTGGTCGGTGTATGGGCGCGCCCAGCCGTAGCCGACGTAGTTTCCGCCGGCAACCATCTCCCGATACCGGAGGATGAACCCGGGGTATTCCAAGTGGTTGGGCGCCAGTTTTGAGGCACTGTTGTAGGTGCCATTGGCCATATCATTGATGCTTATTGCGACGCGTGGCACATCTGGCCGCGGGAATACCTCGGCAAAGGCGCGAGCAACGGCCGACAGACGCGGCTTCTGGAGGGATTGCTGCAGCCAAGTCAGCTGTTCCATGTGATCGTCCCCACTTCGGTTGACCGGGCATCGGCAGGCAGAGTGCCGGATCCGTTCAGCAAGACCGTGCAGTCCAGAAGCCACGGCAGCTCGTTGGCCATGATGGCGGCAACCTTCTGGCCGTAGATGATGCCAGGCTTCACGATTTCGCGGCGGATGATGGCTTCAGCTGCAGCGTTGTTACGGGTCTGACCAGGTACCAGTGACACCCCCTGGATCACGATGTTGACAACGCGAGTGGCGGAAACGATCCACTGCTCACCTGTGAGCTCGTCACGGTAGCGGCCCGCTTCAGGGGCCCAGGTCGGGATGCCGGCAGGGCGTGCACGACGGATTGCCGAAGCGGCCTTGGCCGCGTCCACCGGGCCGTGAAATGCAATCACGATTGTGCCCGGGGGTTGCCCCTGCGGGGACAGCGACGGCGCCAGCCACTCACTCACGGTGGCGGGCGTGCCCTCTGCTGCGAGCGCCGCCTCGATGGCTGCGATCGTGCCGCCAATTATTTGAGTTTGCGGGGTGACCCGTGCACGCAGGGAATCATCCGACTCGTCGTCCACGTTGCCACTGGACTGCATCGGCGGAGTCGGAGCGACCACCTGCCAGCCGTCGCCGGTTGCGTCAGACGGACGAACGTCAAACTCCACGTACGACAGGTCGGTGGCGCCGATAGCCTCCAGTGCACGGGGGTTCCCAAACTCAGTGTCACGGTGGACCAGAACGTCGCCGCGGGCAATCAGGTTCTTGGCCGACATCAGCGCCGACTCACTGGATGCAATCCCTGGGTACCGGATGGATGACCGCAGGTAGCCGAACCGGCCGGCCGAGCGCCTGGTGATACGACCGCTGGAGCCGTCGCCAAACTTGACGACATCTGGAGGATTGCCAACCACGAATGCGGCGTACTGGGGCTTGGTGCCACGCCGGCGCTGGACATTCACGATGGCGGCGATGTCGTCCAGCGCCGCCCCAGTGGCTGTGGCAAGTTTGCTCTGCAGGTACGCGTACTCCGCGTACTCGTAGGACAGGGCAGCCTCTTCGGCCACGATATCCAGCAGCTGGCCAAGGACCGAATCCCTGCCTGTGTCTGCGTCAGGCACTGCGGCCGTGATGCGCTCCGAGAGCCGCTGCCGGATATCGGCAACGTTCGGCGCTCCTTGTGTCACGTCAAACATCGATCGTGGTTCCAGTTCCGTTAATCTGAAGGTCCACGGAGACTATCCGTGTGATCGGGTCAATTCTAACACCCGTGATACCGAAGGTGGACACACCGCGGACACGGCTGACAGCGGCCACGACGGCCGACACGGCCTCCTGTTCCTTGCCGTGGGCGGCCAGCAGGTGCCAGTCGGTGCCGCGGTCAGGTTGCAGCGGACTCTCGCCCTTCCATGCCTGCAGGGCGATGGCGCATGACTGGGCAATGGTCTCGTCGTTCTCGGCCAGCTCACCCATGTGCAGGTCGCCGTCCGTATTGAGCCTCAGGTCTCGCATCAAATGACCGCTCCAGTGTTACCGTCCTGTGCCGTGCCGTTCGAGTGACGGTGTCCGGCGCCGATGTTCTTGCCGCCGTTGGTCATCGCGCCAGCCACGGACAAGCTGCCAGTCACGGTGACGTTGCCTTGCAAGGATATGGATGCCGCCTTGATGGTGGCGCTTGAGGCTTCCACACGGGCGCTACCGCCCGTGTAGATCTCGACACTAGACTGATTGACAGTCACATGACTTCCGGCGTGCCGGAGCTGTACGGTTTGCGGCGACGACACGGAACACGGCAGGCAGTAGGGGCTTGTCTTGTACTCACCCACGAACAGCAGCAGGCAGGCATCACCAGCCAGCGGCATCATGGCCAAGGCAGCGGAGCCACCGGATCCTGTCAGTGTCAGCAGGCGGCAGTCCTGCACGTCTGGCCACGGGGCGCCATCGTCCCCGGTGCCATCCGGCGTCACCACGGCCAGCGCCCCGCGCACTGTCTTGATAACACCGGTCACGATCTGAACGTCACTCACGCTCAACCTCAATGGTTGTCAACGACTCCTCGAATGTTACCACGTGGGTAACGCGGGTCACGCGGCCGGCAACGCCGATCTCGCCGACCAGGCCGGCTACCTTGGCCCCAACGTCGCATGGCGTGAGCGGCAGAACGACCGTAGCCTTGACCGTGACACTGCCGTCGTCCAGGCGCTCGCGGCTGACGGGCGGGGCCCCGGGTGTGCCCGCCCGGGTGGGGG